ATATCTAGCGTTAGTGCAACCAGATAGAATGGTTGTTAAAGACTTGGCTTTAAATTGGTGTGCCTCATCACCAAGAACAAAATCAAATTGTTCAAACCAATCCTTTTCATTCTTATAGATTGACTGCCATGTGGTGATAGTCAAAAACTTTCTAGTGTGTTTCTCTTTACCTGAGTATTGTCTATGGCAGTATTCTTCTGATTCATAACCATAAGATTCAAAATCAGAATACATCTGTTCAACCAACGATGTAGTTGGCACAATTAGCAGACCCCTCTTGTGTTCTTGCTGTAAAAAGCGTACAATTAAGTAGAGTATGAGGGATTTGCCTGATGCAGTAGGCGACAATAAAAGAATCCGTCTATTACGGATTGCCTGTATGAAAGATTTTAATTGATAGTCACGAACTTCATGTGGCAATTTTAGAGACTTGGCGAATTCATCAGCCTCAATTGCAGAGAAGTTTTCTGTTGTTGTGATATGAGGGTCAATGTGTAACTTGTAATCTCGTTCTTCGCAGAACTTTTGAATGTAAGGAATCAACCCATGATATATCGCAAATGTTCTCAGGTCTGCCAGTCGTATCTTGCCATCCCACAGGCGGTTTTTATACGCAGGTACAAACTGGTAACCTGGAACATAGAATGTGAAATAGTCTGATAGCTCTTGTGCTATGTTTCTGTCACACTCAAATCGGATGAATGCTTCATCCTTCTTATGTAATATTATATTATCCGACACCTTGTATAAATCTTTCCCATGCTATAAAGTCACGGAGCTGAAATGTTCTACTGTTCAACTCTTTAAGTATAGCGGTGCATACATCAACGATTTCATCATGCATGGCTTTGTGAGCAAGATACTTGTTCATATCTTCATCGCTATCCATATATGTAGTAATGTCGGTTTTAAGTACAAACGGAAATGGTTTCCATCCATACTTGGCCAAATCATCATCGTCTAGTTTACCTGTGTAGTATTCCCATTTCAACTTCTTTGTTTTATTGTATTTGAATTGAGATTCTTTGGCAAGCAAACGGTGCTTTGAGAGTATATTGAGATACTTACTGTGTAGTTTGGGAATATCCAGCAAGGCTTTGCCGGGTTCTGTGCGGTCAATATCGGCATCTTGCCGCCACATTTCTAGTAAATCATTCAGTTGTTGCATAATAAAAATCCTTTAATCGGAAGGTTACACTAATAGTAACCTCCTGTCAAGCGGTATTAGAAAAGTTTTTCTACATCGTAGTAAGTATACCTGAATGTAGCATCGGCAGTAATGATGGTACTTGGATCATCTTGCGTATTCATAATGAAGGTAGATATTGATGTTGGAAAAACATCGTGAAAATTAAATCTATAGTAAGGATAATTTGAAGATGATAACAATACCACAGAAGCATCAGAGAATTGTGGTTTGGCATCTCTCTCAGAACTTACAAACTTATTTAGCCTAGCCAATTCTCTGTACTCTGCATACTCTGTTGGAAAAGTCATTGCACGAATCCAATCATGTATCTCCAACCAAGATTTTAATTCTTCATCAACCATAAAGGTTACATTCAATAAGTCATAGATGGCCTTCTCACCAGGAGAATAAACATCTAAGAATGGATTATTGACTGGTACTTCACCTAATGATATACCAGGTATACTTAAAGACTGACAGAAATAGGTCATATTAGGCGTTCTTCCAAACGTCAATATAAACTTATTCGGTTGTAAGTGATTGGGATTGGTTGGGTTTCTTGTTAGTGCTGTCATAGTGGTATTTATAAAGCAAAAAAAAAGGGACATTTCTGTCCCTCTTTTAAGTATCTCTCTTAACGGAGATTTATATTACATCAAGTTACTGATGCGGAATGCACGGTAGTAGTTGTTAGCTTGTGTGTTCAATGCACCCAAACCTTGAGCTGTACCTTCTGCAAATGGGTTTGCAACCAAGCCGTAGCGAGTTTTGAAACCAATTTTTGGTTGGAAAGTACCTGTATCAACCGCACGGACCATTTGCAACGGTACGTATGGGCAGTAGAACAGACCAGCATCATAAGCGTTAGTACCTTTGTAACCAACAACAGCGAATTCGCTGGAGAAGTTAGCAGGGAAGTATGGGTCAATATAGACCTTGATACGACCGAAGATAGTACCAGCAAATGTATTGCCTGTATCGTCAACTGTCAAACTAACTTGTGATTGCAATGCAGAATTGTAATCCAAAATGCCAGCCATTGCAAGAGCAGAAGCAACATCAGATGAACAAATCATGATGTTACCTTTGCCTCTACGAGTTGTCTTGGCAATAGTATTAGCTTCACGTTCAATTTGGAATGCAAGACCTTTGATCTTCTCAACCATCCAACGACCGTTAGAGTCTGTGTCAAGGTTGAATACACCAGCAGTAGTTGTACCAACTTGTGCACCGATTTTAGCAGAGCTGTAAACTGTACGAACAACTTCACGGTTAATCTCAGCAAGAATTTCAGAAGACAAGATGTTTGCCAATTCTGTTTCTGCGTCCAAACCATGAACTGCTTTCAAGTCTTGTGCAAGTTCCATTGAGTATTCTGCCTTCAAAGCACGGGTCTTTGCAGTAACAGTAACTTTCTCAATAGAGAATGCCATTTCTTGGAATGCATTAGCAGCATCACTAGCAGTGCCCAAGTTTTCAGCACGAGCTGTAGTCATTGCGGCAACAGCAGCGGCGTTACCAGTGAACACTTCAGTTGGCAATGAGCCTTCTGCAAATGGTACGTTACCAGAGGTACCCAAACCAGCAAAACCAGTATTCGCTTCGTTATAGAAAGCTTCTGTACCAGATTGATTAGCATACTTAGTACGCATTGCGAAGATAAGACCTGTAGGTCCAGTCATTGGCTGAACGCCGCAGATATCATAAGCAATCAAGTTAGGTAATGAACGGCGAACCAAGCTGATAAGGATTGGATCGAAACCGGCAACAGGACCTGCAGCAGCTGAACCGCCTTGGAAACCACCGTTTGTAGAACCCATAGAGTTGGTTGGTGCTTCGTAAAGCATGCCAGCAGTTTTTTGCATTTCTTGAGCTTGATTCTCAAGAATGACCGCAGTTACCGCTTTACGGTATGGGTCTTTAATAGTAGGCAGGTCTGGATGATCCAGTACGCCTTGCCATTTTGTTTGTAGTGATTCGGACAAATACATATTATCTCCTTGTGGATATGTTTAATTAGAGTTTAGTTTTCGAAATTGCTTGCATGACTGATGCAACATATGGGTCAGCAGATGTTTGTGGTTTTTCACTGCCGTCTTCCACTTGTTCATGTAGGTCTTTCACATCTGCCTTTTTAGCATGTGATGGGAAATAGTTCTCACGGATTGTCTCAAGCTTATCTTTGTATTCTTCCTCTGTGGAATAATCAACGCTCTCTGCAAGCGATTTTACTTTTTCAGCTTGAGTAGCTGTGAGTCCTTCGCAGACTTCATGTGCAATTTCTGTCTTAAAGGATTCAATTAGAGATTTCTTTAATTGAATCCCAGTTTCGATTTCTTCATTCAACTTGCTTTCAAGTTCTTCAACTTTGGAAGCAAGCTCTTCAACTAGGTCTACTTTGTCGGATGGAACATCAATGTAATGTTCTGTAAACAAGTTCTTCAAACCGCCAATGAAGTCTTCAGTCAACTCAGCACGTAGACCGGACTCAACTGCGATTTGGTTTTCTGCCATCCATTGTTCGACAACATAAGATAGGTAATCATCTACCTTCTCTGTTAGGTCAGTTTTGATGGTGTCGATAGCTTCTTCAAGCATACCTGCATATTGGTTTTCAATTTCTTCTTCAATTTGAAGAACACGGTCATTAACACGAGCTTCAAAAATTGTAGTAACTTTACCCTTGAATTCTTCTGAGATGGTATCGTCATCTGAAAAAAGAGCATCAATGTCTTCTTTCATCTTTTCTTTCATCTTCATCTTCATTTTCATGGCTTTATCGTCATGACTCATTTCATCAATGATCTCACCCTCAACTTCTTCCATTTTAGCAGAAGCTGCTGAAGGTTTGGTTGTCGGTGCAGCCATTTGTTTAGCACTTTTACCAGCATGGATTTTTTGCGAATCGTCATCTGGTTTACCATTTTCTGGTGTTGGTCCACCAAGGTCTTCAGCCTCAGTGCCAGGCAGTTTTTGTGATGGCATGCCTCCAGCTGAATTCTTGCTTCCTGCTAGAATTTCTGCTGCGGCTTCCATTAATTTACTATTTGCCATTAGGAATCTCCTTTTTATTTCTTATTTATAAAATTAAAGTTTTCGTAGGTAGTTTTCAAACAATTTAAGTGCAACTTCTTCTAATTGTTTAGGAGAAGCCGCCTTGATTTGTTTCTTGGAGTTATCAAAGTCTACTTCAACAAAGTGTCCTTCAACAAACATCCATTCTTTGTTTTCCATAATGCCATTGACGAATGCGCCAGGTGCGGATGGATCGGCAACAATGTCAGCCGCTGTTGCAAGTTTTAGGTCGTCCTGAACGAGGTTATATCCCTCTCTAGTTTGAATGACAGAACCCATGGCTCTGGACGACACACCTACTTGAATATCATTTTCAATAAAGTTCTTCACGATTTGGCCATAAGGCGTTTCGAGAATCAAAGCTTTACCATAAAATGTGTTTCCATCTTCTACGAGGGAAACAATCTTGTGCGATACCCGTTCTAAGTTAATAGACGGCGTATCTGGATGCCCTAGTTCTCCTAAGGCACGATTTGTTTTGATGTATTCATCTGAGTAACGTCTAACTTCTTCTCTTAGAGTACCCATTTTATACATGCGGTTGTTCTTGTTAACTTTATCACCAACTAAGAATGTACCTTCGATGTACAGGTGTTTTTTACCATTCTCAGAAGCTTCTGACAAATACTTAACATTCTGAATTGTTTCAGTAATTAGTTTCATGGTATTGATTGTCCTGTATAAACGTCTACGTTGTATGTTGAATTCTTAGATACTTCTAATACAATTGTACCACCAGTAACAATAGTTACCACCACGTTTGATGTATTGGTGTTTGAAATTGCATATGCAAAGTCATCAAAGCGCATTTCTCCAGCATTGTGTAATGCAAGTATTGAAGTATTTGCAGCTCTAGTTACAGTAATATGACCATTACTAGACCAAGTTACTCTCTTAATATCAGCAGATTTTACAACTTCATTAGTTGGGTTTTTTCTTAAATCTACAAGATTTATTGGGTATGTTCCAGGATCAACGCATCTAATGATGGATGTTCCTCTTAAAGTGTTAATAATTTCATATGGCATGTTATTTTATTCCCATTGATGAGCGTCTACGCATTGACATTTTTCTTTTTAGTAATGATCGGCGCAATTTAGATTTTCTTGTTGTTTTCCATGAACGCTTTAACATTCTTGCTTTATGTATGCGAGCTGTTGCAGTAATACGTTTAACACTATTACCTGATATTCTATAACCTTTAATACCAGAACGTCTAACATTTCGTTGAACAATTATTCTGCCTTTTTTATTTCTTCTAATTCTACGGCGAATCTTTTGAATTCGTCCCATCTTAACAATGTTTGAACTTGCTTCATCCAGTTCCACTTCTTCAAAGATATCAGCTACAAGATATCGTTTTGCTTCAGAGAGTCTTTGAGCAACAAGTTCATTCATACGAGCAAAGATTATATCTTTTGCTTCACCCAACTGTCTATGTATAATAGAATCCAACACGTTCATTTTACGTGCCTAAAAGCAAAGTCTGAAGCTTGTTTAAAATGGTCTTTTGATTTATCGACCATGTTAGCATACTTCTTTTTGTTGTCTTCGTTTAAGTTACCATATATCTTAGTGATGGCAGAAGCAGTAGAGTGATCAACCTTCATGCTTGTACCATCAGCAAACTCTACCAATTCTTGTTGTCTAGTTTTTACAATATTGTGTAGAGTATCAATTACTGCTTCTTGTATCTGTACTTCTTCTGCCTGCACGGCAGAATCTATTTTTGGTCCATAAGGTACCGAGAAATATTTATCTAGTGTGTTATTATAATACAAAGCTATTCTTGTATTATCTGGAAACATACGAATAGATTTGCGTTTTAAAACAAGAACATTTGGCGGGTCTTTAGGAGTATCAACACTTTCAGTTTGTATGGTGTCTTCTTTTACATCAGAATTAAATACAATCCTGTGTGCTCTTACTTTACGTCCACTAGGTCCAATTTTAAAATCTGCCGTATCAATTACATTAGATGCTTCATTCAAATCTTCTTTGACTGCTCGGCGAGCCTGCTGATTAATCTGTTTGTTATTAGAAATTAAGTTTACCATTTTAGTGAAAAGATTTTG